TCAGTTCGGCGTGGCTTCGGCCTTGGGCTTCCGTCCGGGGCGCAGCTTGCGCTCTGGCTCGGCTGCGTCGAGGACGGGGCCGCCGTCCATGAACTCAAGCACGTCGGGGAGAGCAGGACCGGAGTAGCGGAACTCCTCGCCCGCCTTCCGAAGCCCGTTGTCCACGAAGCAGTCGACCAATGCCTTGACCATCGCCATGTGATGCTCCTATCAGGCGACCGTGAAGCCGCTGGCGTAGAACTTCTGGCCGTCCTGGATGTCCATGACGATCTGAGCCAGGATGCTGCCGGTCGTGGGGTTGGTGCCGTTGACGTCGTAGCGGGCGCCGAGGTAGCGCAGGCCGAGGCTTGCGATCTGCGGCGGGATGGCGACCACGTACTGCTTCCCGGCGGTCAGGCCGGCGAGCAGGACGTTCGTCTCCGCGAGGACGGTGTGGGACGAGAGGTTCGCGTTCGCCGACGAAACCACCTCGAGGTCGAGGCTGGTGAGCGTGTTGAACGTGGTCACGACGGTGAACACCATGTAGAGCTGGTGGCCCTCGCCGATGTCGCGAGCGGTGCCGAGGTCGATGGTGTCGGTGCTGTAGGCGTCGGCCGTGATGGCCTGGCCCGAGATGGCCGAGCCGGGGGTGTTGGACCCGGACACGGTGAGAAGGACGTCAGTAATCATTGTGAGTGTCTCCCTTCAGGAGTGTGCGGGTCAGCTGACCTGGGCTTCGGTGTTGAGGATGGAATCGACGCGACGGCAGGGGACGCCGAGGAACGACAGCCAGCTGTACGGCGTGCCGAACTGCGACAGGCCCTCGTTCACCTTGACAACCGCCTGGCTCTTGTCGAGCGCCATGATCGACAGGCCGCTGTGCACGGTCCGGTTCATGTAGAACGCGGCACGGCCCATCGCCATGTTCGGGATGCGGTACAGGCCACGCGCCATGAGGCGGATGAGGTTGCTGGCCGAGGTGGTCGCCTGGCCGTTCGACTGCGCGAGCAGGTCGGTCGTGTTGATGTTGCAGATGCGCACGACGTAGCGCCAGTCCTTCACGACCAGGCCGTTCTTCCACTGGTAGCGCGTGGAGTACGCCTGGAGCCGCGTGCCGTCCGAGTTGTAGACGGTCTGCTCGCCGAGGTCCTCGTGCATGAGGCCGGCCGTCGAGCCCTTGGGGAAGGGGCAGTAGACGGTGTTGTCGCCCCAGACCACCAGGTACACCGAGGTGTTCGCGGTGGCTGAGTACGAGCCGCCGCCGGCGAGGCCGTTGAGGATGTTCACGCTGTTGTTGGAACCCGTGAGCGCCGAGTAGCGCGGGGCCAGCCCGAGGAACTGCTTCGGGTCGGTCGCCGGGTTGCCGTAGAACATCGTGCTCGCCATCGTCTGGTTCATCGCCTCGAGGAAGGCGGTGTCCTCAGACAGCCGGAACTGCGCGGTGTTGCCGTTCAGCATGGCGAGGTCCTTGTCGACCTCGCTGCGGGCCTCGAGGATGCCGCAGGCCTCGTCGACCTGGGCGGTCGTCGACTTGCTGTTCGGGATGCCCTGGTTGAGGGCGCGCCAGTAGACCTGGGGCAGGCCGGTGCGGATCACGACGCGCTCGCCGGTCGGGAGGTTGCCCTCCTTGAAGACGCAGTCCTCGAGGATCTCGTTCGACTGCGACAGGAGCTCGGCGATGATGGGCACGTTGCCCTCGGGATCGGTGCGCTTGGCCCAGTCCGCGAGGGTCAGGTTGGAAGTGGAGAGAGTTGCCATTGCTGTGGTTCCCTTGTTGGGTTAGGTGTTTGAGTAAAGAGCCTCGGCGAGGTCGGCGAAGCTGCGCGGTCCGGCCTTGGCCTGCGTGGCCGAGCCGGAAACCATGCGGTCCTCGCTGATCGCCTTGCCGGCTCGGAACATGAACCGGATGAGCTCCGGGTGGTTTCCGAGTCCGGTTTCGTTCAGCAGCGTGCGGAGTTCGGTGGTGCCGAACGCATCGAGCGCCTTCTTTGCAACGCCCAGGTTCTCCGACAGCTTCTCGCCGCCGAACTCTCGGTCGGACTTGGAGTTGTCGGCCCAGCCGTTGCGTGTGGCCTCGATCATCGCCATCTGGCGCTCGGCCATCTTTGGGCCGACTGCGTCGAGAAGGCGCTGCGCGGACTCCTGCGACAGGTTCAGTTCCTTTGCCACCTGCGAGTACGAGGCCATGACCTCCGAGTCGAACACTCGACCCTCGGGCGCCTTGAACTCGTAGGCTTCCGGCGCCTTGGGTGCCTCGGCGGGTGCCTTGGCCTCCTCGGCGGCGGGCGGCGCAGGTTCCTTTCCGGCAGGGGCCGCATCGGCGGCTTTCCGGTCCTGGGTCGCGGGAGCCTTCTGCGTGTTCCCGTAGAGCTTGTCGGCCGTCGCCGCCACGCTGTCCGGGGCCGTCGATGGTGCAGCTGCTTCAGTGATTGCCGCGGCTGTTTCCATCATCGTTGGTTCCGTCATCCTGGTGTTCCTTCATCATCACGTGGTACTGCTCGGGGCACGCGGAGTGGATGAGGCCGAGGAGCCTCAACCCGCCGTTCCGGTTCCCTTCCGCGAATGCCATCTGCATGGCGTTGGCCGCGAAGGTAGATCGGAACACGCCCGCGTGGTCGAGAATGCGCCAGGCCATGCGCCTGCCGCGCTTCTGCGACATGAGCCACTTCACGTCGGCCTCCTCGTTCTGCCTGTCCAGGCGCTCCCTGAGCTCCTTGTCGGCTCGGTCGCGCTCCTGCCCGCGCAGGTCGAGGGGGTCGTAATTCGTGCTCATCGGCGAATGTAGTCCCGCGTTGGTTGCTTACGGGTACTGACCATCGACCTCGTTCACGGTGATGATCAAGGACGGCGTGGCCGGGCGGGTCGGCGTGGTCTGCGTCCCGGTGTAGGCCATCGACACCCCGGTCCCGTTGACCGACCAGTAGATCTGCGCGTACTGGCCCTGGTCGAGGTCGACGAAGAAGTTCCACGCCGCGACGAGGAACGAATTGCCGCCGGCATGCTTCTTCGGGATGGTGACAAGCGTGTTGGAGTTGGCGAGCGCGGCGCCCTGCTTGGCGAGCCAGATGCTGATCTCGCGCTCGTCGTTGCCTGAATTCACGAACTGGGCGCTGAAGGCGATGTTGTATGTCGCCGTGCGTCCGGCGGTGATCTTCGTGTTGTCGACCATCACGACGCCGCGTGAGATGTCGACGCTGTCGCACTCCATCAGCGTCTCGGTGTTGGCGGACGCCGGCTGGTTCGAGACGTCGTAGAACGACCCGATGTACGGCGCCCTCGAGAAGTACGTCTCGCTGCCGTCAGGGTCCTTCACCCCGACGATGTCTCCCGAGGCATTGTCGTAGATCCACGGGAATCCCTGCTTCAGGAATCCCACGTCAGAGCTCCACCGGGCTCGGGGAGCCATACCCCGAGAACATGTTCGTGATGTCGGTGAGGGCGTTGTCGCCGCCTGTCGGCGACTGCGCCATGTTCTTGACCGTCTGCGACTGCTGCTGCATGACGGCCGCCTGCTCCTTCGCGGCCATCGCCTGCGCCCGCGCCTGGCGGATGAGCGCGACGTCCTTGTCCGCGATGATGAGCGCCGGGTCGATGCCGAGCATGTCGGCATACACGTCGGCCCACTCGTCCTGGTCGAACTTGTCGAGGATGTCGGGCTTCATCTGCGCGATGGCGCCGAGGTTCCCGACGAAGCGGTCGACGGCGTTCGTTCCGATGGCGCGCTGCGCCTGCGCCAGCATGGACACGAACTCGATGTTCAGGTCCATTCCCTGCAATTCCTGCGGCGCAGGCGGGACGATCCCGGCCTGCACCATGCGGGTGAAGGTCGTGTCGACGAGCGGGGCGAGCAGCTCGTTGTGCAGGCGCTCGAGCACGGGGCCGAGCATGATGAGCTTCTCCTCGTGGCGCTCCGCGACCTCGGTTGCGGTCATCCGCGTGTTCGGGCCGGCGTTGGCGAGCATCAGGAACAGGTCCGCGTAGAACGCGCCCCGCACGCGCTCGCGGCAGTCCATGATGTCGTTCAGGAGGTACTGGAGGTTGAGGTTCACCTCGAACGCGGTCTTGATCCCGTTGTTGGCCGCGCCGTCGTAGTAGGAGATCCCGCCCGGGAGCATCTCGATGTCGCGGTTCTTCATCGACGCCGGCACCTGGAGGGGCGGCTTCGTCTGGTAGTCGATGGCCTGCGCCTTGCGGAGCTGCTCGTGCTGGAGCTGCTTGACGTCGCCAAGCGCCTCCATGCCCGGGCTGTGCCCGTAGATGTCGCCACCG